AAACATCCACGGAAGTTGTAAGTCTTCAATGTAGAACCGTCTTTGTCGATTTGCTCAACAACTAGATCAGCTTCGTAATCTACAGGGTTAGTTAGACCAGTATTTGCACTATGTGCGTTCATACCGTTCATCCAACGCTCCATTGAGTCACGAACATTGAAGTCTGTGTCGTTGATAATAGTTGGTGTCCATACATCGAATGTACGATCACCTGCCATTTTCAACTGACGACCACGGAAAGGAACAATGATTGTACCCATAGTGGAAGCAGGAAGTTGTGCTGCTTCACACAAGAAAGATGTAAGTTCTACATCTCCATTTGCATAGCCAGGGAAGTTGATAGTGGCTTTGAAGAGATTAGGTCTCGCTCCACCGCCACGCAACTTGGCTTTAAAATCGTCTACGCCTAAAACTGCCATCTGTTATCTCCTTACACCGATAGTCCAGCGACTTCTTCGAAGTCAACACCTGATCTAACCGCTACAAAGTTTAGAGTGATGTAGTTGATAGAACGTGCTGGCTTGATAAAGATGTTCGCAATAAACTCGTTTCTATCTATAACCGCAGGCGTGTTGTTTGTTTCATCGCATACGACTCTGAAGTCTGTGATACCTCTACGTCCTTTGATCTCTCTTAGGAATGGTTCTACGATGTTTACAAACTCTGCACGAGTAAACTCATCGTTTAGTTCAAACAATGTGTTTCTTGCAGCCAATGCGATTGCTCTCTCTACTACGTTGAATAGACGACGAACATTGATACGATCAAACGCTGATGGTCTGTTCATGTGTGTTTTGTCGCCATATAGTAGAATGCCTTGACCAGGCAAGTTAGCGATTGGGTTAATACCTGCTTTATACAAAGTATCACGTTGCGCTTTTGTTGGTGTGTATGCTAGTGCTGTTACACCCAAGTATGTGCCTCTACGTGAACCAGCTGGTGAAAACCATGGTGCAGAGTTAGCGTCTGATGCTGCCATGATACCTGCTGTTGAACCAGCTGCAGGGATAAAGATATACTTATCGTTATATTTGTCGTATACTTTTAGATAGTTATTGTCTACAAATAGATATGAACTGTACGTATAGTCTGCGACATCTGCTGTAGTTGCAGTAACAGGATCTGAGTTGTTTACAACTGAGTTTCTAGCAGGGGATGTTACAACAACACAATCTTTACGAGTTGTGCCTGCTGTTGTTACCATATCATCAACGACAGTTTCTTGGTCAGTAGCAGTTGTCATGCCAGGTGCAATCATAAAGTCTACTGTAATAGTGTCTTTATCATTGAACTGATCTAGGGCAGTCAAAAGGTTTGCTGTTGTTCTAGTACCATCTGCGCCTGATGCGAGCGAAAGTGATGCGTCTGAATCCAAAGCATCGTTCACACGAATGTAGCTAGATTGTCTATTGATAACATTTTTTTCATAGTTAGTTGAACCATCTGCCAGTGTTGCAGATGATGAACTAGATACAAATGAATATCTCTCAAGTACAGTACCAGCAGTACCTGTGATAACGCCATCTTCGTCAGTGACTAGAATGTGACGTTCACTACCTGTTGGTGCTCCATCAAACTGATTTGTGAATGATGCTGCTGCACTTGCCCATGTTACAGGGCCAGCAACTTCTACTTTAAGTGAGTTACCTAGTGTACCTGCATGCTTTGCAAATACATCGCCTGTCCATGTGCCTGCGTCCCAAGCATCATCGTTCTTGATTAGTGCAGCAGTTCCATCTGAACTTACTGCGTTTAATGCTCCTGAGTCTGCGACCCTAGAGACTTGCATTGCACTTGAGTATCTTAAAAAACTTGATGCTGTATGAAAATCTACAGCGTGTGCGTCATTGGGTGCACCGAATGTTGAGGCAAGTGTTGCTTCGTTGTCTACTAATGTAGCCTCTTCCATCGGACCCCAACGGAAACTCCCAGCGAATGCGCCAGTTGTAGACTGGACGTTTGGTACGCCACCTGTTAGGTCTACTTCCTTGACGATAATGGCTGGGGATTCGGAAGGTGCGCCTATTGCCATTTCTTGTTCCTTTTCCAGTAATCGAATTATATGTTTATCATAATACGGTTATATTCAATCACTTGTATTTATAACTTTTTATTTTTAGTATAAGCCGCCCCATTCTTCGACCCATTTTTTAGTATTCCAATCATCTCTTTGCTCTTCTTCTTGTACCTGTTCCATACCATCGTCAATAAATCCAAATGGCAGTACATCATTTTCAATCTCTTGCATTCTTTGCTTGAACATCATGTCCTTTAGATTTACGTCTGTCAGTTCTTGGAAATAGTTACCTGTTGCAAAATACCCAAACATCACTAAGTTCATCATCAAGTCATCGTGGTTTCCGTCAGAAGCTTCATAGGATTGACCTTTGGCAACAAATGTGCTACACTCTAAGATGGTATTCTCATCAACAATGTCTAGCTTTTGTTCTTCTAGTATGTCTTTGATCCCTGAGCAACCCAATCGTTTGACTTTACGATTCATTTCAATACCAAGTCTATTTGCTTTTACAGTAGACTCGATAAAGAGGTTTTCGTATTCTAACTCATGGTACAGTCCATTACATACGATACCACCTTGATCGTTTGATTCAACAACAACCCAAGCATCGTTGTAAACTTTCGCATATTTATAAATAAAGTTTGGGAAGAGTAATGGAGAAATATTATTATTGCGATAAACGGCAACCTGTTTAAAGGGTCTTGTGCTAATATCGATCACATTAAAGGTACTGTAATCCTGTCCTCTTCCCTTCGATACATCTACTGTCATCACATATTGATGATCTTTTACAGGTTCATCATATATGTAAACACTATTACCCTCTACAATCTTTTTAGGCGGCATTGCCCTAAAGTTCATGAGAGTTTCTGCATTGATTAAAGTATCACCTGTTCCGAAGAACGTGTTACCAAACTCCTGATCAAACTGAAGTTGTGATGTGTTGGATATCGTTGTTTTCTTCCATTCATCATCACGACCAGGCACGTCCCACCAATCAACTCTGAAAGATTGGTACTCGTTTACTCCTTGGACTGCACCTTCCCAAAGTTTATGAAACTGATTACCAATACCATTTGCAGTTGATGTAATAATAACTTTGGTGTCTTTACCAGATGAGATAACAGGGTATGTTGATGTATAAAACTCTGCTGCATTCTCAACAAACGCAAACTCATCTAGATATAGTAAGTTCACAGACATACCACGAATAGATGACCCTGATGTGGCTGCTGATACGATACGACTATTATTTGAAAAGTCAATAGATTTCTTGTTAAGTGACTTACACCCAGGTTGTAAAAAGAATGGCAAGTTCTCTAACATGAGAGTTACCCTACCAATCATTTCTTGGGCAGTTGATCCTTTGTTTGCAAGTATAGCAATAGTTTTTTCTGGATTAAATATCGCAAACCACAGAAGATAAGCCACGCTAGAAATAGACTTGCCAGATTGACGACAAGCAAGTACAATGCTAAATCTATTGTCGTTGAAGTGATTAAACATTTTCTCCTGATATGGATATAGTTCAAAGTTCACTAAGCCTTTATCAAGATGAATGATCTTACAATAGTTCACTGCAAAGTATGACGGTGACTTCAAACACTTCGCATATTCGGTTATTTCATGTTGTGTAAAGTTGTGAGTAACCCCATCACGTTTAACGTTAGGGTTGCCCATATAGGTGTCATTCATCAGACTTATAATCACTTATGTCTACTACATTATCATCTGGTTCACTATCTTGTGCTAAAAGCATTCTCTGTAAGTCGCTTGTCGATCCCACAAAAAGATTGTTATTGGTTGTTTGAGGTATTTCTTTTGGGGCTTCTTCTTTATGATAATCTTTTTTCTTTTTATGTAAGTCTAAGAGATTACCGTTCACATCTGCTACGTTCTTCATCATGCCTGAGAGAACTTCAAATGCACGTGGATGCTCAGTAGCTCTTGCTACTTCCATCATTTCTTCGAGTGCTTCAGAACCTTTTACGAGTAAGTCGTAATATGTTTTTCTTGCGAACTCAAAATCATTGTCTACGTTATCATTATTATCTTTTGTCATTGTTATGCACTATCAAAAGGATATTCTAAATCCAAGGTTTCACTAAATCCAAAATCGCTGTCAGCAGAGGCATTCGCTGGGTCTGTTGTTACTGTCAGTCTACTAATCTGTAAATCAGAGTCTAAAAGACCCGCATCTTGATTATATATGTTATTAATAGATGTTCTGATGACACCTGTTTCTGAGACTGCACCATAGAAGTTTACTCTCATATCAAAAGATAGAGTGTATATAATGGTTCTTCTGTTTTCCAATGCATTCTCATAATCGTCTGAGAAATCCACGCCTGTGAGTGTGATAGGCACATCCTCTTTGACGTTAGGATAATCTGTAAATGGTTTGATTGTCAAACTGTATTGTGGATTGAATGTTGGCAATATTTGCTCAACAATCTGTAGGGCATCATCTTGGTTCTTCGCATATACACTCAGTTGAAAGCCAATGGTGTATGGAACAAAGCTGTAGAACTTATTTCTAAGATTCGCAGAGGAACCTGCTTGTGTAAAGTTGTTAGTCTTTTGTAGTTGTCTTTGAGCATCATACGTTATTGAAATGATTTCAAATGACATACGAGGTAGCTTGATTGCAACCTTCGTGTCTGTGTCAAGGTCTGGGTTTTCTCGAATACGTTCTAAAAACTTTCTCTTAGGACCATAAGATAATGGTACTTTTACTTGACTTATGACTTGATCATTGCTATTTTTACGTAACACATAAAGGTTATTGAAAAGTGTGCCAAAGACGGCTACACTTTTTCGAATACGCTGATGGTAAAAATGAGTTCCAAACATCGTTAACCTTTATATATTTCTTGAAGATGATCTTCGAACTCTTCAACCTTTTGTAATCTATTAGGCCAGAGAATATATTCCTTCTCTGGATTTTTCTTTAAGTTATTCAGGAGAGGTACAATGGCATTGTATAACTTATTTAGTCTATCTTCAGCAGATGTAGCACTCGCTGATACTTTTTGAACCGCTTCAAGTTCATCCTCTGTTACTGCCGTAAATCCAAAATCAAACATATCACTCATTAGTTATCCTCAGGGTCTCCAAATGGATTTGACTCACTAAAATCTAAGAAATCATCACTGATTGTACTGAAGTCATCGTTTTGTTCATTTTGACTAATCTGATTATCTTCTGTAACACTATTAACAAGTGCATTTGCTTTCGTACCACCCAAGTCAAGATCAGTCGTACCAACAACAACTCTGCCAGATACAAACTCATGATAGTCTCCATCATCTGCACCGATATGAATAAGCTTGAGAACATTATCTGAGTCACTCCAAGCAGATACTTCACCTGACATAATGACACCAGTAGATAGTGTTTGGTTTACGGTTTCACCTATTGTAAACCCACCGCCTGCGCTATCCAATGTAAGTAGGTATTCGTATGCGTAATCACGTTCAATATTATCAATAGCGTCAACATTCGTGTCAAAGTCTTCATCGTTATACTCAAATAGTTCGCAACGTAGTTTATATGTGGCAAGATTACTTAGTTGATAGAATGGTTGCTCATGCTCCACCGCCATGATTTGGAACATAGAGTTTGACAATGGTAGATATACCAAGTCGCCTTCACGTGGTCTTGTGCTGTTAATATCGTTATCATAGCGATTGATTGTTTGCGTCCATCTACGTCTTGCTACGACAAACGTAGCCTGATCTCTGATTTCCACACCAAACTTTGTGAACAGATCACCCTCACCATCAAACCCTTCAGTATTTTCGATGTACATTTCGATTTTATATGATGAGTTAAATCTGGAAGGTACATCATCTCCAAAAACTTTATCTTCATTCACAATATCCCTTGGCAGATAATATACATCCTGCCCATACATCTTTAAAGACTCTATGACGATATCTTCATAGAGACCTTGTTCTGAATGTACTTTTTGACTGAAGTAAAGATTGGTAGCCATGGATTATCCTAAGAAAAAGTCTACAGGGAGTTCGTGATCCATTCTTAGCTTTTCTCTTAACCTTTCAAGTTCTTGCATTGCATCTTCGTATAGTTGTCTACCATTTAGTGTGACACCACCGGGCAACTGCATACCTTCAAACTTGATTAGGTTCGTACCCCATTGAAGTTTTAGTAGTTGTGTGGTATACTCTTTCAACCACATGTCATTCCAAACAGCAGTGTGATCACCCTCATCGATGATGCTGTATACTTCTGCTACGATATATTCGCCTGCTTCAATATCACCGTCTTCAAAGTTACCGTGAATGTAAAGCCTATTCTGTTTTCTGACATAATCTACTTGTGGAGTTCCGTTTAGTCTTTGATCAAGTAGAGACATGTACTGCATTACTTGTTCATAGTATGCAAGATCGCCAATATACGAATGCATGTTAGCGATATCGTTCAAATGCATTTGATATTTAATGCTGAACATGTTACGTGAATACAAGCCTTGTTCTAACTTGAATAGTTTTGTGACTTGTTGTACATTAGACGAAATAGAAATATACTTATTTGTAATATCATCAGCAGTCAACTGATGTTGAATATATCCTCTGTAAGTTGCATCAGAGTGATACTCTCTAAAATACTGTAATGCCTCATCAACACGATCTTCGATTTGATCTTCATCCACGTTTATTTCGATGACAGGATCACCCAACCTACGTAAACAGTAGTCAATCAAACCTTGTCTTGTACTAGGATTTGCCATATTTTATTCCTATTTTTACACTATTTATATTAGTTCAAAAGAGTGCCAGAGGCATCATAAACATCGATACGATAGTATGTTCCATTCTCACCATCAAGAGTATCCGCATCAACATTCAATGCATCGACAAATGCTTTGTCAACATCAGCAGAAATGATTGTTGAGATATTAGCAGAGTCAATCTGAATATCGTTTGCATTAGCGATAATACCTTTACCGCCAATGACATTAAATGTTCTAGACGATGATATATTACCACCACCAGTGAGACCAGTTCCAGCCGTAAATGTTACGCTTGTGTGGTTGATGTGTTCATTAGCAACAAATCCACTTAGGTTATCATGTAATACATTTGCTTCGTCAACATCAAATGCACCAGTAGAACTATTGTAGTTTACGCCATTCGAACCAGAGAACATACCTCTAATATTTGCAGAGTCGATTTGAATATCGTTAGCGTTAGCAATAATACCCTTTCCACCGATAACATTGATAGTTCTAGTGGCTGTAATATTACCACCACCTGTAAGACCAGTACCTGCGGTCACAGACACACCTGAATGGTCTATATGCTCATTTGCTACAAATCCAGAAAGATTGTCGTGAACAATCGCTCCATCATTTGATGATATAACACCAGTTGAACTACTATAAGAAATACCAGTACCTGCCGATACTGCTGTTCTTGTAAGTTCTCTTGAATATACACGTCTTGGATAAGAACCACCATCAGCAGTATTGATTGTATAGGTTCCAGTAGCACTATCGAATGATGTTGAACTTACACCTGCTACACTTACCGTACCTGCTGAGTCTAGTTGACCTTGAGCGTTAACCGTAAATACTGGGACTTGAGACGCAGAACCATATGTCGCTGCCGTGACACCAGTGTTGGCAATATTGATTTTACCTGAGGCACTATCGAAATCAATACCAGTACCATCTTGTAATGTACTCCTTACATCACTAATAGATGGACCAGTATAAGCTACCGTACCTGTACCTTCTGTATATGATAGTGAACCAAATCCACCGTTATCGGTTACACTAAACGATTGCCTTGCTCTTGTTTGAGTAAAGTATTGATTGGTAGAACCTTCGCTTAGATTATCAGTGTCGAATGGATCAAGCGTAATAGAGTCGCTAAAGTTTTCGATAGCAGTTTGGACCGTCAATACACCATCAGATATATTATACGACACACCAGAAACACCAGATACACTTGCAGTTCCAACACTATCAACATAACCATTCGCATCAACGGTAATCACAGGAATAGCAGTCGCAGAACCATAAGTACCACCTACAACTGAAGTATTCGCTGAACGATCAACTTCACCAGTCATTGTCCCTGCAATGGTAAAGTCGCCTGATCCGTCTTTAGACACTACCGTACCACTTGTGGGTAATGTTAGAGATGTTGTGCCTGATGTGGTAAATGTAGTATTATGCGCCCCTGAAGTGGTAAAGTTTCCACCTAACGTTAAGTTACCAGTAAGACTAATAGTTCTGTCAGCATTATTAACATCTAATGTAAGTGTTCTATCTGCACTAAGTGCAGGGCTTACGTTATTAGAAATAATACGTGTTTCACGTGTTGTAGTAGTAACATCTCTTAAACCAAATGTTGTAACATCAGTGATAGATGCAGGACCAGTAATGCTTGGTTGTGTAATCGTAGGAGATGTTAATGTTTTATTGGTAAGAGTTTGAGAAGCATTCAAACCTACAAAATCATCTCCACTCAAAGCGGCATTGAACTGACCTAATGTACCTGACAAAGTATTATTTGTCAAGTTTATAGTTTTATTAGTAAGAGTTTGTGTTCCAGTTCTGTGTACAATATGATTGCTATCTATTGTAATAGTAGCATCAAGAGCATGCGCTGCGGCAGTGACGTTAAGTCCATCGCCGCCAGTTAGTGTTTTGATATAGTCGCCACTTGTACCTGAATCTAGTAAAATGGTTTCACTTTGTACAATACTTCTAACACCTGCTGAATCCAGAGATGCTTCAACTAATGATGTAGATAAAAATGTACTTAGCTTTTGTACCATTTAGTTTTTCCTATGCTTGTGCTTCCTGCCACAAAATGTTAATTGTGCCTTCAACAGTACCTGCAACAGCAAACACGTTGATAACAAGAATATCAGGCCCGTCTGGATACTTAAAGTCTCCACCAAGTGGTGCACCTGACATTTCTTTTAGTTTTGATAGATCAAACTCAGTTGCGATTGTATCTGTTTTTGAGGCTGATGCTGTAAACGCAAACACTTGCTCTCCAGGAATACCATAATCATCTGCACCTGTCCATGTAATTGCACTCGCAGGGGCAACTTGAGCAAATGATGGTTGACCACCTTGATCTAAACCACCAAGACCTATCCATGACGCATCAGAGAAGTTCTGAGGATTAATAACACCTTGAATAACAACTTCACCGAGTTGGACCCCACCACGACCAAGACTTACGATGATTCTATCCAATAGCATTTGCGATCTGTTTAACAAATCTTTAGCACCCAATCTTCCAACACTAGAGTTAGAGACAGAAGGTGCTAATCTAATCGCAAAAGCAGCCTTTGGTGATGTATCAAACTGTAATGATGGAGCAGCATAGTTAAATAGATAACCACGGTCAGTTTCAAACCCACCATCCATAATCAATGAACTACCCCAGTGAGATAGTGTAGGTGAACAAGTGTTTGAGATTTCAAGAATACCTGTATTTGAAGAGTGTGTTGTGGCAGAACCTGCTGATAACGTATTTAATGAACCTTGAAGGAACTGTTGGAATGTAGCTGCTCTTGTTACACCAGTAAAGTTACCAGCTCCATCTGTAACACTTCTACCAGTATATGTCATAATCTCATTGTCAATCAATAGTGTACCAGTATCAGCAAACTCTTGTAAGTTTGCAGCTGGAATCGTAGTTTGAGAACTATCTACTGTGCCTGTGAGATATGTTAGAGGAGCATCATTGTCGATAGAATAACGAACAGGTAAGTTAGACGAACGCATATATGCTTCATCATTTACGTTATTATTTTTCATTCTATGACAATACACCCACT